ATTACTCCCGTAAGGGATGAAGATATTTCTCAAGAAATAATCGAGGTGCGCGTGGATAATATCGCTGAAGGACTGATACCCCTGGCGGTAGCCCGCAATGTCGCTATCATCGAGGCGGGCAACGGATTCTTGGCAGGCGGCCGCTTGGTGGCTGGAACGGAAATACCCGCGGGAGTGGGGGAAGAACATGCCCCCGGACGTTCCTAAGAAAGAGGAGAGGCCATGAGCAATGATTTAACACCAAAGCAAGAACGCTTTGCCTTGAATTTATTCAAAGGCATGAGTCAACGGGATGCTTATGTTAAAGCCGGCTATTCCGCTAAGTCTTCTCCTGATACCCTCGACCGGCATGCCTGCGCTCTCGCGAAAAATGACAAGATAATGGTGAGGTTGTCAGACCTCCAGGCGAAGGCGGAAACAGATGCGGTGATGACAAAACAAGAACGCATGGCCAGATTATCGGAAATTGGCCGGGCGCGTGTACCTGACTTTGTTGAGACCGACGACAAAGGTATTGCCCGGATTAAGGTGGGTCCGGAATCGCTGAATAGCGGAGCTATTCAGGAAATTATCACCGAGACTGTAGTTGTTGCTGATAGCCCGATAAAAACTCAAATATCAAAGCTAAAATTTCACGACCCCGTCCGTGCTATCCAGGAACTAAATAAGTGGGATGGGGCTTATGCGCCCGATCGCCATGAAATCACCGGCAAGGACGGCGGACCTATCGAGGCGAGTGTAGATGCCAAATCAAAACTCATTAGCTTACTCGATCGCATCGCTTCCCAGGGAGGAGAGGCTGAAGGCGATACAAAATCTGAAGCCCCAGGAAGCTGAAACGCTGCTCTATGACTGGAGCTTCTGGGCGAGGCCAGGACAACTCCAACCTCCGGGTGATTGGCTTATCTGGTTGTTAATTGCCGGTCGAGGTTATGGTAAAACACGGTCCGGCTCTGAATTTATACGCAGTATGGTAGAAACCGGGCAGGCGAGAAGGATTGCCCTGGTAGCCCAGACACCGGCGGATGTTAGAGATGTGATGATCGAGGGTGAGAGCGGGCTGCTCAATATTTGCCCTCCCTGGGACATGCCGGTTTACGAGCCTTCCAAAAGGCGGTTGACCTGGAAGAACGGGGCACGGGCAATCACCTTTTCATCTTACGAGCCTGACCAACTCCGTGGTCCCCAATTTGATTTAGCCTGGTGTGATGAGCTGAGGTCCTGGGCTTATCCCCAGGAGACATGGGATAACCTGATGTTCGGCCTGAGATTAGGCCAGCACCCGCGTTGCGTCGTGACGACCACGCCGGCACCTATTGCTATTATCCGGTCGTTATTAAAAAATCCCGATGCGATGGTTACCCGGGGAAGCACTTACGAAAACCGGGCTAACCTGGCGCCGAGTTTCTTTAAGCAAATCATCGCTAAATACGAAGGTACCACGATCGGACAGCAAGAGATACATGCCGAAGTGCTCGAAGATATACCTGGTGCCCTCTGGCAACGTAAGAATATTCTTTACCGTCCGGCACCGGATATGCAACGAGTGGTTATCGGTATCGACCCGGCCGTGAGCAGTAGCGCTTCTAGCGATGAGACCGGAATCATCGCCGCCGGTAAGGGTATCGACGGCATGTTTTACGTCATGGGAGACCGATCCTGCCGGCTAAGTCCCGCCGGATGGGCAAGGCGAGCTATCCAGGCTTATAAGGATTTCCTGGGAGACAGGGTGATTGGCGAAGTCAACAACGGTGGCGACATGGTCGAACTGACCTTGCGTACTTTCGATAGTGCTATCTCTTTCAAAGCGGTACATGCCAGCCGCGGTAAGGTGGCACGGGCGGAACCGATCTCGGCTCTCTACGAACAGCATCGGGTCTATCATGTCAAACCTTTTGAGGAACTAGAGGATCAATTATGTAACTGGACTCCGGAAAGTGGAAAATCACCGGACCGGCTGGATGCTCTAGTCTGGGCACTCACCGAGCTGACGGAGAACGGAGAGATTGCTGCGGTGGATATCCCTGTACTGAAAAAGCGTCCGGAGTTTAGCGGTATCCGAGGGAGGTCATTTTGAAAATCGGAAGATTCGAAATCAAACTAGCCGAGAACAAGGCTAATAAAAGACCGGAGCGGGACGAGCTCGGTGCCACAGGGACAACTTTCTTTGGCGGTAGCCTTTCCGAAAATGAATTTAATACCGAACTGCGTGGCTCCAGGGGTATTGCTATCTACGATAAAATGCGGCGCTCGGATGCCCGTGTCAAGTTCGCCCTCATGGTCTGCGAGCTACCTTTGCGAGCGGTCAGCTGGGCCTTGACTCCGGCTAGTGACGATGCCGGTGACAAGGAGATTGCCGAGGCGCTCCAGGATAACTTTTTCAACATGTCTATCACCTGGGACTCTTTCCTGCACCATGTGCTCATGATGTTACCCTTCGGCTTCAGCATTTTCGAGAAGGTCTGGGAAATCCAGGACGGACAGATACGTTATCGCAAGCTGGCGCCGAGGTTACCTCAAACGCTTTATCAGTGGGACCTGGATGAGAGCGGAGGACTGAAAGGTATTACTCAATATGCACAGAGAGATGGAAGGTATGAGTTCATACCAATTCCAGTAGAAAAGCTACTGGTCTTCACCAACGACAAAGAGGGCTCTAACTTCGAAGGTATATCCATCCTGAGGACTGCCTACAAGCACTGGTTTTACAAAGATAATCTTTACCGTATCGATGGGATTGCCGCCGAACGTCATGCCCTGGGGATACCCTATTTTAAATATCCGGCTACCGCTGATGAGGCCACTAAAGCCAAGCTCGACGACCTCGGGCAGAGGCTCTATGCACACGAACAGCAGTATATCCGTCTGGCGGAAGGTTACGAGTTCGATGTCAAGGGCCTTTCGGGCACTATCAAAGATATCATGCCCTCCATCCAGCACCATGACCGGAAGATTGCCGAGGCGGTCCTGGCCGACTTCATCGACCTGGGCGGTACCGATACCGGTTCCTGGGCGCTATCTAAAGACAAGTCAAGCTTTTTCCTCATGGCGCTCAACGCGGTGGCGACAAATGTCTGCGACACTATGAATGCCTACGCGGTAAAACCCTGGGTGGATTACAACTACGCCGGCATTAAAGACTATCCCAAACTGGTTGTCGGTAATCTCGAAACCCGGGAAATGCAGAATTACGCCACTGCGGTAACCGGACTTCTCCAGTCGGGCGGGCTTACACCTGACTTAGACTTGGAGAATAGCCTGCGTGATTTACTCAAGCTACCGGTCAAAGATGAATCCAAGTATGTAAAGCCGACTTTCCAGCCCCAGCAGGCCTCTGCGCCTATCCAAACTAGAGAGCGTCATATATTTCAGGGGGCCGAGGTGAAATACCGCCGGGAACTAACGCTGGCGGAGAAATCGGTCTCTTTCGGGGAAATCACAAAGGGACTCGATGAAGGCGAAGCCGAACTAATCAAAGCGGCTACCGCTGTTCAGAAAAAGCAGATTGACAAGCTGGCTGATGTGGTTCTCAAGGTTATCGAGAAAGGGCAACTCAGCAAGCTTGATGATATTGATGTCCCTTTCCGTGCCGAGATGGTACAGGCAGTCCAGAATATCTTGAGCCAGATCTATGACTTCGGACGACAACAGGTAAAAAGGGAACTGGATTCACAGCAGCAGGTCGTCACGAACGCCGAACCGGAACCCTTGCCACTGGATAAGAAATCGCTGATTACGGAGTTCCTGAAAGCTCGAGCGAAGGCTAACGTTAACCTATTGGCTACGAAGCTGAAATCAGCGGTTACTTTCGAAGCGCTACGCCAGATCCGCCAGGGCGTTGCCGATAAACAAGCTTTAACCAAGGTCATGATCGACCTTTCGGATAAGGAACTGAATGCAGCGGCTACTTACCTGGTTAACGAATCCTTTAACTTTGGGAGGAGTTCACAGGCCGCCGAGGCTGGAGATAGCATTGATAGAGTCCAGTACTCAGCAATTTTAGATGATGG